TAACGGTGTTTCCGATGGATCTATTGTTAACGATGTAGGATAAATCGGATGTTTAATTCCTTGATTATCTATCCATGACATTTTAACATAGTTTACATAATCTTGAGGTAATATGATACTTAAGCTCGGGGGTATTGTAAGTTCTTGCGATTTTACACTTTTTAGTACATCGTAGCTAAATTCTTGTAATCCACGTTTTGCATGAAACAATACATCAGTTCTTTTAACGTCTGATATAAGCTTACCAGAGCCAACGTAAGCAACAATAAAGTTATTTATAACATCATCTAAGGTAATATAAGAATAACCTCCGTAATTGTTCTCTACGGCATCTCCATAAGCGTCGTAGTCTCCGTAATTACCTCCTTCAACTGATTTAAGTTGAACAACTACTACATGGCCATACGGAACAGCTGTATCAAATGTTATTGTATTTTTTAATAAACTATACTCTAATAAATATTCTACAAAGTCAATACCATTTGTACTTGTATATAATTTAAAATTATTTAAAGCATAACCAGCATCATCTTGATCCCAGCTACCTAAAAATAATTCAGTGTCAAAAGTGAATGTAAATTCCGTTTGTCCACCTAAATCTTCTACTTGGAAACCTTGCGCTCCAGCATAATATTGTCTATTTGTTTCGGTAATTAAACCACCGTCTGGAAATGCCATACTCTATTATGATTTTGAATTTATGTTTTCGTTTTGAATTTGTTGTGCTGCAACTTGAATTATTTGCGGATCTTTAATAACAACACCTGAATATAACAATATCTTTGTTATAACATTTGTTTGTTCAGAAACCATTAATTCAAATTGTTGCGAAGTATTAGGGTTATACGAATATGTATAATAAGGTGCGGTTGCTGTAAAATTCCATATAACATCTTTAGGCTTTCTAACAAAAGAAGCAGAAACGCCGGTAGTTATTGTGTTTGGATATACATATAAATTACCTTCTTCGTATATATATAGTGGGTATTTTTTTGTCGGTTTTGTTAAAGGTGATTTATTTATATATAATAAGTTATTTCGTTGCACTCGTTGCATCTCAATAGTATCATCATATATTACAGTACCTAATCTGTAAAAGTCATTAGCGGTTACCGTAACAAGTACATCAAATACCGTAGTTGGTATAGATGTTAATATTATAGTATTGTTCGCTGTAGAGTATTGTGATGAATTTTGTAATACACCATCAAAGTATACTTTCATCGAGCCATTTTGAATTTGAGCTTGTGTTAACAATGTTAAAGGATAATTAGATTGTCCATTAACTGTTTGAAAGACAGGCTCTGTGTATATGGTCATACCAGAAGAATTTGGTAAATCCCATTCGCTGTTGCCTACATAAACGCAATTACCTATAGTTTTAAACACAGCTAATTGCTCATCTAAATTTTTAATCCTATCAGCATATTCACTATCATTATCCGGTACTCTTAATTGTTGATTAAGATTATTAAAATAATCCTCGAATATTTCAAGTTGAACTTGAGTTGCTATTTTATTAAACTCATCAGGAGTCATGTAACCACGTTGCTCTTTGTTAAGTATTAATAAAACGGTTTTGTAAACTGTATCTACGTTTATTGCCATTTTGCTTATTTTATTATAATATATAAGCGGTAACCGTTAAGCCACCGCTCTATATATTAATATTACGTGTTAATCTATTTTTTTCTCTATAGACCTAAAAACTTCTATACCTTCATCTGTTTTGAAGAATGCTGCCATAGCTGAGTATGGGTTTTCATCAAATGGTACAGTCATTAATTTTCTATTGTTCGATGTCCATAAGAATGTGCGTTGATCTTGTGATAAAGTTACGATACCCGCTTCAACAGCCCTAATAGCTACATTTCTAAGCTGTACGTTTTCATCATTTGCTAAATCAATAAATAAATCTGGATTGTTTCTAGCAAATAACATTAAGTCTCTTTTAATTTCTTTAGAAGTCATTTTAGAAACTTTAGATCCAATCTCAACCCTTAATATTGCTTCAGCTTGATCAATATCCATTTCTCTTGCTGCATTCATTGCATCTAATTGTATATCCATATCATCTAAATCATCTCCAGCAGTAATAACAGGATCAAACTCTCTGTATTTCTTGTTTAAGTCTGGGTGATATAATGATAATAGTTTTTGTAAGTTTTGTTTTTCTTTTGGTACAAATAAAGTACCGTTTTTAAATATGATATGTCCCAAGGTTGATTCTCCTTTTTGATCTTCTACAAAAACAGAGTTTTGGTTCGTAGCATATCTTAATTCTTTTTGATCACCATTATCTTTGTCAAACCATAATAAAGGAAATCTACTTGTATGTCTTGAAGAAATAGTATATGTTAAAGGGGAGTGTGGTCCCGCTAAAATATATGTTCTATCTTTAATTTCCCATTTAGGGGCTGAAGGTTGCGGTTTTGTTTTAGCAACTGGTTCTTCAATATAGGTTTCTTCAACACTTTGTTCAAATTGTTCAAATGTATTTTCTGGTTCAACGTATGTACTTGGTTGAATAGTTTTTGCTTTAGCAGCAGTTTTAGCTTGTGCCATGATAAAATATTATATAATTAATTATTGTTTATTAAAAGAGTAAAAATTACCCCCGTAGATTCAACGAGGGTAAAATTTACAATTATTTATGCTTATGCTGAAGCAGTGAATAACACGAAGTTATTAGCACCTTGCACACATAAACATCTTTCAGATAAGAAGTGTACCTCCATTGCATCTAAGTCAGATGTGTAAGCACCTCCAACAGATCCAGTGATCCAAGATTTCATTCTACGGTCATCAGCTTGTGCAGCTCTATAACGAACGTGTAAGAATGGTCTGCGGATGTTAGTTCCTAAAATTTGATCGTAAACTGTAGAAGTTCCAGCAGGAATTAATACACCTTCGATTGAACTACCAACACCTGTCATTGCTCCACGAGTTGAAGCATCGTTTAAGTATTTCCAGTCAGTTTTGTAGAAGTCATAAGAACCTCTTCTGAATCCAGAGAAACCTAAGTTTAATGCCATCTCAGATGAGTTTTCAAATAAACCGTAAGCAACCCCACCTGCTGAACCAGCAGATAAACCAGCTAACATATCATCAAAATCTAAAGATAATTGACGATTTAAGAATAACATATTCTCTTCAATCGCTCCTTGAGTATCTAAGTTTTTCAAGATATTATCGAAAGAACCTAAACCACCAACTGGACTAAAGTTATTTAAGATATTTCCTCTGTCTTCAACAGCAGCAAATAAACCTTGTGTACCTTTTTTACCAGCGGCTAATGCAGCAGATCCTGCAGCAGCTAATTCACCCTCTACAACTGTCATTTCTAAATAGTCTTCAAAACGTAATCTTGTTTCAGATTCAGCTTTTAAGTACCAGTAGTAACCATCAGCTCCATCTTCAGTAGCAATTTCTACCCATCCGATTTGTGCAGTATCAGATCCATTAACAGCATATTTGTTACGGATAATTACTGGAGAGTTATTAAACTGAGTAAATGAAGGCTCAATACTAGTGTAGTCATCACCTGTTAAAGTAGAACCTTTTTTGTATTCAGAACCATAAACGAAGATTTTTAAATTATCGTCGGTATCAGAAAATCCAGCAGCAGCTAAAGAAACGGCAGTATAAGGAGCAACAGTTAATGCTCCATTTGCAGCGTTAGAAGAAGTATCATTCGCTCCAGAAGTAATAACAATAGCTTTAACCTCTAATCCTGTTGCAGGATTCATAATAACAATCGTTTGGTTTTTTGAAATAACGTTAGCTACATAATTAGCAGGGCTTACTCCAGGCGTTGCTACAGTAGATTCAATCTCTAATGTATTACCTACAGCGCTTTTTACGTTAACTCCAGTATATGCAACGTGTAATCTGTTTTGTTCAGACCAGATAACTTGGTCAGAAGACATTGGCATTTCAGCGCCAACCATACGCAAGAAACCAGATAATGTTCTGTTTCCATAACGCTCTACCTCAGCTTCGTAAACTTCTGGTAAATATTGTTGTGCAAATGATACGAAATCCGCATTACTTGGATCCGTAAAGTTTAAATAATTTGTGTCTAAAGCTTGTTGCTTTTGTGACGGCTTAATCGAACCGAAGTTCGGGGTAACATTTACTGTTGCCATAATGTGTTTGTTTTAGTTTAAAATTTACTCTTAATTCTTAATTTTGAAGAATCAACACCATTGATAGCTCTTACTTTAAAACCATTCACGTTAATTTCACCAGCAGATGTTTGTCTAGGTTCTGTTGAAATATTGTTTGATTTGGCTAACATCTCTTTAATAGCGTCAGCTTTACCTTGTTCGTAAAAATGGTTTGCAATACTGTCAGTGTTTTCAGCAGCATACATTGCTTTATGATACCCAGTCATATCTGTTACTTCACCTTTTTCATTTAAGAACTTCTTAAGTAGGTTAGTAATGTTTGATTGTTTATCCGCAACAGCGTCAGTATTTTGTAGATTAAACCTGAATGTTTTTCCACCCGCGTTGAAATCAAAACCTTTGAAATCCTGTGTAAAAAACTTTTTGGTATTATCTTTAAATGCTGAATGCATTTGCTCAACTGATTGTTGATCTTCTTTGTATCGATTGAAAAAATCAATTGCTTTTTGTTGATCTGGGTTTACATTAGACTTTAATTTAATTTCATCATAATATTTACTCTTAAGATCCTCTAGAAAGCTTTTGGCTTTACCAACCTCTTCTTTGAAAGCGATACGTTTCTTTTTAATTTCTCGCTCGTCATCCTCATCTTCATCATACGAGAATGTTTCTTCCATGTGAAAGTCAATCTCATCTAAATCTAAATGCGGTTTTGTTTTCTTGTAATATTCTTTTAATAGAACTTCTGGATTCAATTTAGAATAATCCGTATTTAAACGAGTATAATCTTCAATGTCTCCTCCTGTTTCTTCCATAAAAGTAATTAACTTTTCAATATTCTCCGGCAATGGTTTACCTGATACTTTAAAATCATTAATTGCTTTATCAGCTTCCGCCTCAAGTTCTTTTGCTTCTTCAGTAGTTTCTGTAATATTAACTACAACTACTTCTTTCTCATCAACCGGTTCGGTAATGATTTTTTGTTCGGAGTTTCCTTCGACCACTTCTTGCAATCCCATTTCGGGTTGTCCTGGCTGTAACACGCCTTCATCTGTTGTTTGCTCTTGAACGGCATCTTCTACGGGTTTATTTGTTAAATCTACTTTTGCAACAGACTGAGCTGATACATGTTTAATAGTAGGAACTTTAGCTTTTTTAATTTTAAAGTCTCCTTCTTGTTTAATTTGTTCTGCCATGATAAAATATTATATAATTAGTTGTGTTGTTCTATTTAGGAGAGAACTGCTCCAAACCAAAACCGCCAAGATTATCAAATCCTGCTGATTCAAAGTCTTTTGGTAATGTATTATTCTGTCTTTGTTCAATCAATTCAGATTGTTGTGTGGCTTGTAACTTTGTTCTTTGATCTTTACGATCTTCCATCTTATTAAGTTTCTCTTGAGCCTGAGCCAGTTGCATTTCTGCTAATTGCAATTGATAACTAAATTCTTCTGCCATTAACTGTTTCTTTATCAATGCTTCCTGTTGCATCTTTTGAATCTCAAAATTTAACTTAGATTGCTCTAACTGTATTTTCTGTTCAGTAATTGCTTGCTGCTTTTGTACTTCAGCCATAGCTGTTTCCTGTGCTAACTGAGCATTTGCTTGTGCTTGTGCTTGTATATTTGCTTTTTGGTTTGCTTGATCTCTTTCTTGTTTCTTTTTTCTTTTGTATTTAAGAGATTGATTAGCTAACTTAATATTTTTAATTTGTCTTAAGTCAATAGCGTCTTCAAGGTCAATACCGCCTGATTGTAAAGCAACTTGTATGTTTTGTTCTAATTGTGCTCTTTCTTCTTCATCGGGTTCTAATTCTAGATAGATACCAAAATCATGTAAGTTTAAGTTTTGTAATTCCTTCAATGTTTCAACAGATGATACTGATATACTCTGCATTAATGAACTTGCCGTTAATGGAAAGTTTAATGAATCAGCAACTCTTCTTGAAATATTTTCACATACACGCAAAGTTAAATATAAGCTAGATTGTAATATGTGTCTTGTTGCTGTATTTGAATTTGCAGCTGCCATTTTTTGTAAACCAACTAAAGCATCTCTATCTGGTGTACTAGCATCTCTAGCCTCATTTAATCCGGTTACGTCACGTATCATTTGTAAGTAATATTGATATGTTTGTATCAATGATTGTATCTTACCACTACCCGATGAGGTTTGTAATTCTTGTATTGGAATTTTAGCTCTGTTCATATCTCCATCTTGTGTCATTGATCTACCAACGATACTACCTGTTTGGAAATACATATTTAATGCCTCTGCTGGATTATAATTTGTACCATTACCTAAATCAACTTCGGCTAAACCGTCAACATCGACAAATACTCCATCCGGAACTAATCTAGCTAATACTTGTTGTATTTTTAAATGCGTCAACTGGATCATATCTGCAAACCCTGTTATACGGCTTACTAATGATTCAATTCTTCCTTTATACATTCTTGGTGCACAAATAGCATAATTCATTTGTACTCTTGTTGTATCAGCAAATGGTCTCGTCATATTCTCTGCTAGTTTCCATTCTAACATTTTTTCGTGACCTAATATTTTTGCTCCTGAATATAAAACTTCAATACTTCTTGATACTTTGCTAAATGTATCGCTTTCTGGTGGATTAAAATCATCCGTTTTTTCTAATGCTTTTTCTAAACCAACATCTGTTTGTTTAATTTTAAATACTTGATTAGAAAATGTTTTGTATTCAAAATACAATACCTGTACATTAGAAGTGTCATAATCTTGTCCGTAATAGTTACGTGTATAATTTACATCACCTGGATATTTTTCAATCTCTTCTAAATCAGCTTTTGTTAAATGAGGAAATTGCATTTTAACCTCTTCTAACGTAACAGATCTAACTTCACCAACATAATATATATCTTCAAAGTTTGGATCCTCTGTGTAAGAATAAACAAGGTTAGCAGGATCAACATAATCTATTGTTACCCCTTCTGCTTTGTTCCAATTTGTTTTTGTTGCCGCAATACCCAAAACAACTAAATCGTAATTTAATCTTTTGTTTATTAACGGATATTTATTGTTATCTAATATTTGACTTATTACTTCTTCTTCAGCTATTTCAATTTCTTGCTTATAACTTAATTGAAGTCTAATTTCTAATTCTTCTTTATCTTCTGGTAAATTAGCAGGATCCATAGTGTTATATAGATTTGCCCCTAATGTTCCTTGTATTTCATTTAAAAGATCTTTAGCCATCATATCTTCCAATATTGCGGAAGCATAATTTGTTTTCTTTTTAATTGAATCAGGATCTTGTGCGTATGCTTTAATATCGTAGTTCTTGCTAGATATACCGTTAACAACAATGTCAACAAACTTAGGTATAACAGGTACAGGTTTCCAGTCAAGATTCAAATAAGATAAATCACCATTGATTGATAATTCATCTTTATACTTTTGAACTGATTGCTCACCTCTAGCATATAATCTTAACCTGTGAAAGTTCTGCCAGTTGGATCCCCACCTGTTTCCAGCGCCGCCAACTCTATCACCTCTAAACCATTCGTTTTCAATAGCTCTACCTACTTTAGCTCCGTACTCGTAGCTTTGTTTCTCTGAATCTGGTACTACCTGACTAGGAAAAGAACTATTATTATTAGTATAAACCATCTATTATATTATTTTTGAACTAAAACCTTCGTTATTATATTTTTTAAAACCTAATGACACAGTCTCTTTTGGAGCGTGAAACACAGGCGTGTAAGCGTTTTTGTTGCAAGCCATTATAGCTAAACCTGAACTAATAGTAGCATCATGCTTAGTTCTATTATTTATATTAAATCTAGACCAGTCATTCAAAGTCTTTTGAAAATACATATCACCATAACCACCTTCTAATAAACCTACATATTTGTCAATGTAAGATTCGATAGCTGCTGCATGGGCTTGTAACATATCTTGTGAAGCTGAAGGTATACCACCAATCTCTTTTTCTGCTGGCGATAACTTATTCCATATCTTATCCGGTCTATTCATTGAATAACCTCTATATCCTCTTCTTTTTAAATAGTAAAGCAATCTAGGCTTGTTATTCTCTGCTAATATTGGCATACCGTAAAATACTAAAGCCATTAATACATCTTCAAAAAATATCTCTGCTGTTTGAGGCCTAGCTATATATTCTAAAAAGAAATGACTAGGTGGAACATCTTCCATTGAAAACTTTGTTAATCCGTGTAAAGCTCCTTTAGAACCTCTACTTTCATCAACTGTTCCTGATATATCGTAACTATCACAACCAAAAGCACCACAATGTTCGTTACCTGGGTATTTAACTCCATTCTTTATAATCACACGATTTTGAAGATTTAGCGGAGGAATCCAAGAAATTAAAAATCTACCGTCTTTATTTGGTACAAACATCACTTTGCTGTCTTGCACACCGTTCTCCCATTGAAAACTTCCTTGTGTTAAAACATTTGAGTTTCTTAGATCATCATTATAATCTATTTGTTCGTATATTTTTGAAAGATTAAATAAAGATTGCTTTGCTTCATCTCTAAAAGCATGTTGCTCTGTTCTTGGAAACTGTCTGTAGTATTCGTTTAATGCATCTTGATCTGATTTTAAACCATCAACTTCATTTTGCCAATGCTCAATAACCCCATAATCAATCCACATATCATCTGCTCCTTTAATAGGCTGCTCCGGCGTTAAGAAAACAGGCATACCAAACTTATCTATAAAACCTTCAAAGTTCCATTCCATTGGTATAAATAAAGAATATAATCCAGAACTTGTTTGACCATTACGGTTACGCTTAGTTACATCTGAACTATAATATAATTTCTTAAAGTTTTCTCCTCCTTTATCTAAAGCGTTAGAAGTAGATCCCATCATACATTTACCTACGATCTTACTACCTAATCTAACACACGTTTTTGTAACCCGCCAGTTATTTAGAATGTTATCCGGTTTTTCCCATTTACCACTTTCATCATGAACTAATAATCTTAACTTTTCACCATCATAGCTATTGTCTCCAGTATTCTTCCAGTCAATCGTAGTATCTAATCCTTCAAGCTCTTCTAATTGTTCTTGAGCATCTAATTTTCTTCTTGTTAATTTTGATGCAGGTATTCTATAAGCTAATTCAGTTTTCGGACGGTCCATACCATCTTGAATTGGTTTAAAGAAAAAAGGATAGTTTATTGATATAGGTACAACCTTATCTGTAAACATTTTCTTTGCATCGGCTCCTGACTTAGATAGTATTCCATATCTTGTATCAGAACTTAATGTAGCTTGGTTAACTAATTCAGCAGATGACATAAATGAAAATCCTGAACGTCTATTCTTTAAATAGCACATACCATAACATCTATTGTCTGCTTTACAAGCTTCCCAGAATATGAAGAATATTCTATTTGATTCACGGAAATCAGGAGCTCCAACATCAATCTTGCTCCATTGTAAATACATATAATGTGTACCAGTTATGTAAGTTGGTACACCATTGTTATAAAAAGAAAAACCTTCTTCTCTGTATTTGAATTCCATATCAATAAAGTCATACCAATTTTCTTTGAATTTATCTGGGTATTTATTCCAGTCAAATACACTTTTGATACGCTCAAGCTCCTTTGGATATTTGGCTTGTTCCCAATATTGTTCTTCTTTTTTAGTAGATCTTTTGTAAGCATTTTCAATATAAGGTAATGCAATCTTTAAATTTTGTATTTCTACAATTTCTCCAATCTTACCAGTCTTGCTTATAACAACTACATCATGATCTTTATTATATCCGTATTCCCATTTCTTACCTTTATTAAGTCTACTTATAATTGAAGGCTTAATATGGTTATCTAAAATGGTTATTAAATTTTGCTCGTACATTATTTAGATCTCCCTTCCGCGAAACCTTTCCAAACTTTTGCTGCTTTTTCGCTTGATTCTTGTACCTCTAATTTTTGTCTTTCTTCTTCAATACGATTAAGTATTTCAAAAGCATCGAAGATAGCTAACTTTTTTGTTGCTGCGGCATTCTTTAATTTATCAGCAGCCAAATCATCTTCCCCATTATCTAAGATAGCTTCTTCAGCAACCTTAATAAGTTCCAATACCGCTTTGTGCCCAGCTTGGATTATACTCTGCTTCGTCTCCTCTATATTCATATTTAATTACAATATCATTTGATTTCATACAGTATAATCGTTTACCTTCTATAATAAATTCAAATTCTCCGTATGGTTTATATCCTACTAAGTCACCTGGCACTATTTTCGCTTCATTTAAGGAGCTATTACCATATTTTAGTATTCCAATAAGTCTTTGCTCTTTTTCTAAGCTAAAACTGTTATTATTTTTTATAGGTTGTATGAAGCAACGGTCGCCAAAAGCTTTCCAATTACCAACATCACCATATAAATATATCTGATCAAAATCTACAAAATACTTGTCTTCGTTAAAGTATGATCTACTGTTTTTTGGTTTACCCTTTATATCATAAAATCTTCTAAAAACATTATGATGTATTATTACTTTGTCACCAACTTTAATATCAGTTGTTCCAAATAAGGGTACAGCTAAAACTTCAGCCATATTATTAACAGCTTTAAAAGATTCAATCGATGTGTTAACAACCAAATCTTTATCACCAACTTTAACTGTATTGTCGTATCTGTTACCTACGGGTTTAACAATAAAGCTAAATGCACTTCTCATT